CTTCCTTTAGGATCTCCTGGCGCTCTCGGGCGGCGCGCAGGGTTGAGTAACGCTGGTGCAAACGCTCCAGCACGGTACTGCGCTTGGTTGTAGCGCGTTCGTTGTTCAGCAGCGCCAGCACGTCTTCCTCAGACATCGTCGCAAGCCGATCATTCAGTTTTCGCCAAGTGAGCATTTATTTTGTCCTCCAGTTTCATAATCAGTTGAATGGTTCGTGCCAGACTGCGCTCGGCAGCGTTGTACTGGCGCTTCTTGTGGTTCAGGTCAGACCGCGCCGCCTTAAGCTGGGCCTTCCATTGGTCGATTCGTTTCACTTCAATGCCTCCAGTGCAATTTCAGATACAGAGCGCTTGTCGTGCAGCGCGCCCCAAATTTTCTCGTCTACGGACTTCTCCGTCATCAGCGCGTACACCCACACAGGACTTTTTTGGCCTGAGCGGTGCAGACGACCAACGGTCTGTTCGTACAACTCCAGACTCCACGGCAGTGACAGAAACACCATGTGACAGCCTCCGTGCTGGAGGTTAAGGCCGTGTCCGGCTGACTTGGGATGGATGGCGAACAGTTCGACCTCGCCTCGATTCCACCGCTCAATTGCTCCAGCATCATCGAGCGTGACAAGCCTGGCAAACCGGCGCTTAAGCTCGGCGAGTTCTTCTTGGTAGTTGTAGGCGATGATGGTGTTGGCATGTTGGTTCTCATCAATAAGGTCTTCCAGTGCGTCAAACTTGTGTGGGCTAAACCACACAGGCTCTGGCGTATATACAAAGCCGCCAGCCATCTGCTGGAGCTTTTGCGTCACGACAGCCGCGTTGATGGCGACCGCCGCCTGATCGCCAAACTCGACCACAAAGTCTTTCTTCATGGTGTCGTACTCGGTCATGTCCATCTTGCAGCGCAACTCAATCGTGTGGCAGGGCGGCAGCTTGTCCTTGTACTCGCCAGGTTCGAGCACAAAGGTGGCGGGCTTAATTTTCTTCATCACCAGCGCCAGCGACTCAGGGCGTGGCTCCCAATCGTTGAACTCTTGGTTCTTCAACCAGAAATACTGCTGCATAAACGCACCCTTGGAGCGCCCCAGCAGCGACTGGTCAACGATCTTGCACTGACCGAACACATCCTCTAAGCCGTTGCTGGTAAACGAGCCGGTCAGACCCCAGCGCACGCTGATCGGATCCATGACCTTGAGCAGCGCCTTGAACCTAGTGCCGGACGGATTCTTGAGTTTCGTGAGTTCGTCAAACACCACAGCGTCAAAGTTCAACTTCTGCTCGGCCAGCCATTGGATGTTGTCGTAGTTGGTGACCACGATGCGGGCGTTGGACTTGAGCGCAGCCAGCCGCTCCTTGGGTGTGCCCACGGCCACGGCCAGCGAGGCCATCGGCGCCCACTTGGGCTGCTCGACTGGCCACACATCGGTGCAGACGCGCTTGGGCGCCAGCACAAGGAAGCGCTTGACATGGCCGTCGCGCAGCATCTCCCACATGGCCGTCAGCGTGATGGCGGTCTTGCCAGCACCGACCGGCGCCAAGATCATGGCGCGGTCGTGCTCGTACAAAAAGTCGGCAGCCGTCTCTTGGTAGTCACGCAGCTTTAGCAATTCGCTCTCCAATCCAGCGCACCACAGGTACAGCCCAGCTATTGCCCAATGCCTTGTAGCGTGGGCCGTCCGGCGACTCATCTTTCTTGCGCCAGGGTATGTTTGTGTACCCATCAGGAAACCCCTGCAGTCTCTCGCACTCCACAGGAGTCAAACGCCGCACCATCATGTTGGGTTGCATTACCGCACCTGCCAACTGGTTCCTGACAGGCCCGTCTTTTGCCCGAGTGTCTAGTGTTGGATTGAGCTCGGTGAACTTGCCGCCCGACGGGCCAATTTCCACGCCGACAGACTGCAAAACATTCGGCACATGGTGATAGTCTTGCCCGGTGTCGATGGTCTTGGACACATCCCCCGTGACATCGTTGTTGTACGAGTCAAACCCAACAGGCTGCATCACAGTCGGCCCGCTGGCGTTGACACTGCTACCACTGGTGCCCATAGTCGCCGCCACATCGCCAGTGATGCTGCCGTTGTAGCAGTCAGTGCCAACGGGTTGAAACACCGCAGGCGGTGGACTGTTGGCGTCCAAACATGTGCTGTACTCTTCAAAGAACTTGCCAGCGTTGTTGCTGGTTGTGTTGTGCATTTTCGTGGTGTAGGCTGGCTGCGCCACATGCATGTTGCTGCCCTTGGTAATCGTGCCAGACGGCAAGCCAGGTTCAACCCGAGTGCGGTTTGCGGCGCTTGTAATCTGCACAAGGTCAAAAGCCATTGGCTGCGCCACACCATGCACAACCGCCGAGGTCACTGTGTGAGCGGGGTCGCCAGGCTCACCGACACCCACGCCTTGGCGATTCATTGCGTCATGCTTTTCAGGATCACGCCCAGCGTTTCGCAGATCAATTGGGATAGGCTGCGCGACGCCATGCCGATCGGTCTTGGTCAGACACGGCGCAACGTCGTGCATTGGCTCAACAGCATTGCCGCCGTTCTCAGGCTGGCGCCCAATCCAGTTGCCGGGGATGCCATAGGTTGGCTGCAACACCGGCGTTTGGCCTTCATCCAAAGTGCTATTGATGCCTTTGTGCATCCGCGCTGTCAGGCAGTTGCCCACCTCGTAGGGCTGAACAACCATCGCCTCGGCCTCTACTCGCTCGTTGCCTGTGCGACTGAAAGGAGGGCCGTTTGTAACGCAAGGGGCAGGCTTTTGCCCCGCTTCTCTGCTCGGCGCAGAATCCCGGCGCACGCCGTCGAACTCAAAAAGAACCTGGACGGGATCGAAGTCGTCTCTAGCACTTGCGACAACGAACACACGACGGCGTCGTTGGGCCACTCCGAAATATTGGGCGTCGAGGACTCGCCACGCAACTGTTCTTTGGGGGCCATACACACAACCTGCGTTTGTCCATTTTTCCCCTGATGGGATGATCGGATCATCTTCGCCGGCAAGCGCACCCAAAAAGCATCCAAAGGCGTTGTCTTTTGTGTTGAGGACTCCCGGCACGTTTTCCCAGAAGATGATGGACTGATCAAGTCCCCGAACAGATCGTACTTCATCAATTGCATTTGCTATCTCACAGAAGGTCAAAGAAAGGTTGCCCCGCGCATCATCAAGAGAATTGCGAAGGCCAGCTACGCTGAACGCCTGGCAGGGTGTGCCACCACAAAACAGATCCGGCGCTTCAACTTCGCCGGACAGGATGCGCTCGGGCAACAGCGTCATGTCGCCGAGGTTGGGGACATCCGGGTAGTGGTGCTTCAGCACCGCGCTCGGGAATGGCTCAATCTCGGACAGCCACGCCGCCTTCCAACCAAGCGGCGCCCAAGCCACGCTGGCGGCTTCAATGCCGGAACAGACAGACCCGAACCTCATTTTTTAGCCTCCAACTCAATCAGCAACTCAATGTAGTGCTTGGCTTTTTGCAGATCGGCTATGCCGTTCTTCTTGCGCCAGCGGCTGACATACTTGACAACATTGCCTTCAAAGTACCCCATCGCGTTTGCGTGGATGTACTCGGCGGGCTGGATCGGCAGGTCTTTGTAGTGCGTGCCTGCGACCTGGCGGTCGAGGGCGCTGAACGCTTCTTCCTCCTCCATCGTGATTGGCAGGTCAGGCGTTTTGCTGTAACCAAGATTCGACATCTTCTTTGCTCCATAAACAAACATACTTCTGATTCATTCGCACCATGTCGGCGGCGAACACCTTCTGCAATGGCGACAGTCTGCCGCCCTCAGTCTTGAGTTCCACAAACCATGTGCTGCCGTTGGGCAGGCACACAATGCGGTCGGACACGCCTTTGTGCGCTGGGCTGGTGAACTTGTACGCCACGCCGCCCAGCGCCTTGACGCGCTTGGTGAGGTGGGCTTCGATTTGTTTTTCAAGCACGATGCGTAAACTCGTCTGCGATCACCAAGCCATTAGGCTCCAACTCAACCATGATTGTTTTCTCATAGCTGACAATAGTCACTTGGCTTGGGTTGTGCCCGTGCTTCAAGCAGTATTCGCGCAAGGCATCTTGCAGTTCTGCGAGTGTAATTTCGATGGTGCGTGTTTTCATAGCCCGAATAATACACACAAAAAAGATGTTGTGCAAAAGTTTTTTGCGTGTTATAGTGGAGGCTCAACAACTGAAGGAGAGTACAGTGAAAGAAGACCACACACCTTGGCTTGATGCCACTGGCGGCTACGCCAAGGACATGAGCCTGCGCGATTACCTTGCCGCCCAAGCGATGCAAGGCTTGCTGGCATCAGATGTGCATGCCAACATGTACGAGTTCGCCCGCCGCGCTTATGCAGTCGCCGACATCATGCTGGAGGTACGCAATGCAACACAGTAACATCGTCGGCGGTAGCACCGCCAAGCGCGTCATTGCCTGCCCCGGTAGCGTGGCGCTTGTCAACAAGATGCCCCGGCAGCCGTCCAGCGAACACGCTGATCGCGGCACGCTTTTGCACAATGCCATTAGCGAAATTCTTGAAGGCCGTCCTGAAGTCATCGGGTCGCGCTACGAAGACCAAGTGCTGACGCAAGAGTTGTTCGACGAGAAGATCGTGCCCGCGCTGGCGGCGCTGGACGAGATCGACCCCAAGCAGGAGATGGTTTATGAAGTTGAAACACGTGTTGGGTTCGGTGACCTCTTACCTGGTGTTTTTGGCAGCACTGACCTTGTGGGTCGTATTGGTGATCGTGCCGTTGTTCTTGATTGGAAATTTGGCGATGGCGTTGTCGTGGCTGCTGAAGAAAACCCACAACTGATGTTTTACGCCGCCGCATCCATGCGGACAGACGCCGCCAAGTGGGCGTTCGATGGTGCCAAAGAGTTGGAGTTGATCATCGTGCAGCCGCCAGTGATCCGTCGCTGGGTGACCACATTTGATCGCATCAAACAGTTTGAGCAGGAACTGGTGCAAGCCGTCAAGGCCGCGCAGCAGCCTGATGCTAAACTGCAACACGGCGACCACTGCCGCTGGTGTACAGGCAAACCCATCTGCCCTAAGATGACTGGCGCTGTGGATCGCGCCCTGCAAGTGCAACTCAAAGATGTTGATGTTGACATGCTGGGCAAATACCTGAAGAATGCAGACCTTCTGGAAGATTGGATCAAAGACCTGCGTGGTCTGGCGGTGCAGCTTCTGGAGAAGTCTTTGCCAGTGCCTGGCTACAAGCTGGTCGCAAAGCAAGCACGCAGGCAATGGGTGAGTGAACAAGACGCAGCCGAGGCGCTGGAGTTCTTGAACATGAACCCCTACAAACAAGAGTTGATTTCTCCAGCGCAAGCTGAGAAGGAACTCAAAAAGCGCAAGTTGGCGCTGCCACCCGAACTTGTGGTGTCAGTGTCATCGGGCACTACGATGGCCCCGGAGAGCGATCCCCGGCCAGCCGTCGTACAAATCGGGCAGCAACTCACTGCTGCTCTTTCTAAACTGCAATAAGGACTATCATGCAATTGACTACCTTCTCCTCGGCAAACCTGCCAGCCGTCTCCACCCTGTCTACCGCTCTGCGTGCTTTGGAAAAAGACGTTGGCCCTGCGGGCACAGTCATCCTGAAAATGGACAAGACTGGCCACTGGGTCTTCGGCGCTGACCAAACCGAAGTCGAAGACGACGCCACTTGGGCTGTCAACCCCTACTCTTTTGTCCACGGCTTCATCGCCTGGGGCGACGGCGAGGTGTTGGGCGAAAAGATGACTGGCATCACAAACCCCCTGCCTGAACTTGACGCGGCTCCGGCCAACGCCAAGCGCGGCTGGGAGATGCAGATCGGCATGTCGCTCAAATGCCGCACCGGCGGAGACAAGGACATGGAAGCGCGCTTCACCACGACCTCGGTTGGCGGTAAGAAGTCCGTCCAGACCCTTGGCATCGCCATCGCCACGCAAGTGGACAAAGACCCCAGCAAGCCTGTGCCTGTGGTGCGCCTGAAAAAGGATCACTACACCCACAAGTCCTATGGGCGCATCTACACGCCAGTGTTCGAGATCGTCGAATGGGTTGGCATGGACGGTGCTGAAGAAGCAGCAGAGCCGGAAGTGGTGGAAGAAGCCGCTCCCGCTGGCCGTCGTCGTCGTGCGGCCTAATTGAAATCGGGGGCAGTTAAGCCAGCACTCAAGGATGGTGACCCGCAGGATTTTCTGGCTTTCTTCTGCGGCTTGTCGAAACCCAAATTGATGCCCCCACCTACACTATGAGCATTCTCTGGCTCGACTTTGAGACGCGCAGTCGTTGCGATCTTAAGGCTAAAGGCGTTTACAACTACGCCCAAGATGCAAGCACGGATGTACTTTGTATGTCCTACGCTTTTGACGACGATGAGGTCGTGACATGGACACCCGACCAGCCTTTCCCGGCGGCTGTCCGTGACCACACTGGCCTCATCTACGCCCACAACGCCGCCTTTGAGCGGCTGATCTTTTGGTATGTGCTGCAAATCAACTTCAAGTTGGAGCAGTTCTACTGCACCGCAGCACAATCCCGCGCCAATTGCGCGCCTGGGTCGCTTGAAGATGTCGGGCGCTTCAGTGGCGCGTCCATGAAGAAAGACCACCGAGGCGCCCAACTGATCCGACTGCTGTCCATCCCCAAGGCTGACGGCACTTTCAACAACTCGCCCGAGCTGATGGCCGAGATGGTCGCCTACTGTGAGCAGGATGTCCGCGCCATGCGTGCGATCAGCCAAGCTCTGCGGCCCATGAGTGCTGACGAGCTGGCCGACTACCATGTCAACGAGCGCATCAACGACCGCGGTCTGCTGGTCGATGTGCCGCTGTGCCGCGCTGCTGTCCAGTACGCGGGCGCCGAGATGCTGGAGATCGAGCAGATCGTGCGTGAGGTTACCGAAGGCGCGATCACCAGCGTGCGCTCCCCTAAGATGCGGGAGTGGGTGCTGGAGCGTGTCGGCCCCGAGGCCAAGAAGCTGATGTGGACTGGCGAGAAGTATTCGATTGACAAGACTGTGCGGGCAAACCTGCTTGCAATGGAGGATCCCGATGAGATACCGCCCGCTGTTGCCGACGTTATACAGTGCGCCGATGACCTCTGGGCGTCGTCGGTTGCGAAGTTCAGCCGCCTTGCATCGCTGGCAGACGAGGAAGATGCCCGAGTTAGAGGTGCCTTTGTTTTTGCTGGAGGCAGTGCAACAGGGCGAGCTTCGTCGTACGGCGCTCAAGTCCATAATCTCCCGCGTAAAAGCGCTAAAGACCCCGACGCCGTCCGCACAGCAATGGTTCGAGGCCATGAGATCGTGCCACGATTCGAAAAACGCATTACTGATGTCTTGAAGAAGATGCTGCGCCCGGCCATCGTGGCAGCGCCTGGTCATGTGCTGATCGCTTACGACTGGTCGGCCATTGAAGGGCGCGTCCATCCGTGGCTGTCCAACTGCTCGGCGGGCGAGAAGAAGCTCGATGTGTTCCGCTCGGGTCTTGACCCTTACATCGTCAACGCCTCGGCCACCTTTCGCCTGCCTTACGAACACATCCAAGCCGAGCATGAG